TGGTTCATTACCAAGAAGTTCTGGTGGAGCTGGTGGAGCTTCAACAGCACCTGTACCTCCTACATTGGAAAGGTCAGCAGTACCACAAATAACTGGTACAAGCGGTCAAGCATCACCTGGTCAACAAATTGCACAAACCATAGCAGCTAGAAGTGAGAAACCTGTAAAAGCGTATGTAGTAAGTGGAGATGTAACCTCACAACAGGCTTTAGACCGAAGAACAACCAGAGCAGCTACCTTTAGTGGTGGAACAAATGGATAATAAATTGTTAAAGTATTATGAAATTATTTGAACTTATTATTGAGGATGAAAATATAGATGAAGTTTTTGCTATTAGTTTAGTAGAAGAACCAGCTATCGAATCAAATTTTATATTCTTTGATAAAGAGAAGGTACAATTTGCAGCATTAAACGATGAGAAACGCTTAGTTATGGGTGCTATATTAATCCCAAATAAGCAAATATTAAGAGTAGATGGTGAAGGAAAGCCATACCATGTGTTTTTCAAACCTGAAACTATTAAGAAATTATCAGAAATGTATCTTAAAAAGAAATATACTGATTCAGCGACTTTAGAACATGATAAGAAAATTAAAGGAGTTACCCTTGTAGAAAGCTGGATTAAAGAAAGCATTACCAAAGATAAATCAGCCCTTTATAATCTTAATGTTCCGGTTGGGTCTTGGCTTGGTACATTCCGTATAGATAATGATGAGATTTGGAATGATTATGTAAAGACAGGTGAGGTGAAAGGCTTCAGTATAGAAGGCTTGTTCGGACACAACTTAGTACAACAATCTTTATTTTCTGCAGATACTGTTTTAAATGATTTAGAGGAGCAAGAAGCGCTTTTAATCTTAAGTCAGATAAGAGCAGTAATAAAGAAAGATAATCGCTACAAAGGTAAGAAAAGAGTGGATATGGAGAGTTATTCTGACTACGGTGATAGTGTAGCAAATAACGCTAAAAGAGGTATTGAACTAAACGAAAAGAATGGTAACAAATGTGCCACTCCAGTAGGTAAGGTACGAGCACAACAATTAGCACAAAATAAACCTATTAGTTTAGAAACTATTAAACGTATGTACAGCTATTTAAGTAGAGCTGAAGTATATTATGATGAATCTGATACATCTGCATGTGGTACAATATCATTCCTTTTATGGGGTGGTAAAGCTGGTTTAACATGGAGTAGAAATAAATTAAGAGAATTAGGCCAATTAGTTGAAGAAACTAAATTAGAAGCACAGCCTTCATTCCCATCAACACCTTCATACGCTGGAGAACCTGCTAGTGGAAGTATTGCACCAGCATTGTTAAGTGAAGAAGCTGGTAACATTGATGTGTTTGGTATAAAAACTAAATACTTTTACATGTGTCCTGGCGCTGTAGAATTATTTACACACTTAACTTCAATGCCAATGGATGAAGATACTAAGGGTATGGTTCGTTCAGCAGCACTACAAGCTGATAGAGTATTTGATATTGAAGAAGATGTAATTGAAGATGGTAAAGCAGAACCAAAGGATTTTGGTGAAGCAGTACAATTAGTATTAGATTTTAAAGACCTAATGGGTGAAATTGATAAGATAGTTGGAATGAAGCATGATGTAAGTTTTATGGATGGTCACCTTAAAGTAATTAAAGAACTTCTATAATGGCAAAATCAGTAGGTAACTCAAACAAACAATCATTTGGTAAGCGTAAATCTCAACCATTGGGTAAAAAGAGTTATGGTCCAAAAGCACAAAAACCTAAACAATATAGAGGGCAAGGTAGATAATGGAAGCAAATAAAGTATATAGTAAGATAGTTCAATTCGCAGTAGAGGAAATTACCTTTACACAATTCTATGCATTCTTAATGGAAAGTACTCCATCAAATCCTATATTTGTTAAATCATCTAAAGTAAGTGGTGGTACATTCGCAAGAGATGTAAACTGGGGACCATTCTTAAATGGTATCGCTAGAGGTGCTATATACGATTACGAAGCAAAAGATTATATGGTAGTACAATCACAGGACAATGGTGGTGATTGGAGAACAATAGATTTACAAACTGTGACAGAGTGTAGATTTGAAGGTAAGAGATATAGAGTTAGATAGTACACAAGCCAGCTTTGTATAGTTCTCTCCTTACTACATATTCATCAACACCAAACTTTTTAGCAAAAATAGTAGCACCACATTTCCAATTGTTTTGTTTATAGTTTTTAATGCAATAATCAATTTCTTCTTGCGTTAAATCTTCTTTATCTGCGTACGGCATTTGAGTTCCATACTTCAACCAATGTCTTTTAAAATTTGTATAGTGTGATTCAAATCTATTGAATATTTTAGTAATGTAATGTCTATCTATTTTTAACCCATTTATTTCAGTTAAATTATTCATTATAGTTCTACGATTGAAATCTTCTATACTATCAATTTCTCTAATCAATCTTATTATTTCATTCAGTACAGGCAATCCTTTTCGGGCTTTACCACTAGTTAATTGTAATTTATTAGTTTCTAAGTAATCACAAAATGCGTTTAACAAACCTTCGGTTACTTTTTTATCCTCTTTATCTTCATCAACTGTATCTTTTATATCCCAAGTTTCATTTACATAATCTAATGTGACATGCTTGTTTACTGCACTATATGCTTTCATATTAGCTCCTATATAAAAGTTCCTAGCAGTTACTGTCATATAAGAAAATGCTTTACCCTTACCCTCTCTAATGAAGTGTAATTTAGACGTAAGGAATGCTGTACAATCCATCTGAAAATCCAATGGGTCTATTTGTACATAGGTTGGTTTAATCTTATTGTAGAATACTTCAGCTATCTTAGAAAGACCAGGATATATTAATTTAAATAGTTTATCCTTTTCAGTTTGTGATGTAGATTTATTGTATGCTAATATAGCGGCTTCCACTTCTTCATTAAAGTAGTTGGAAACACTATTAGGATTCTTACGCTTTGGCATTATAACTTTGGTTTAATATTTAACAATTTGTTTAGCATATTTACCATGCTTATACGAATGGTTGGATTTACCATATATCCGTTTAGCTAAACCTGTTTTATATGCGTGTACTATATTTTCATCCCAATTATTCCACTCTAAATTAGAAACACAATTATTTTGTTTATCACCATCAATGTGATTAACGCATGGTTTTTTGTTTGGATTTGGAATAAATGCTAAAGCAACTAAACGATGAATACCAATGTATAGTTTATTTTTAGCATTTGATAAAGTCACATCTGCGTAACGTTTGGTTTTATGTTTCAATATACGTTCAGGTCTCCAAACTCCTTCGTTTGTTTTATTGTAACAGCTATTTGGATACAAAACTACTCTACCTAAGCTTTTTACCCTACCTAAGTTAGAAACTTGATACAAACCTTCAAATCCTTCTATATAATCAATATCCTTCCAAACCTCTTTCATACTTTAATTACTTAAATTGTTATATTACAAAGATACTAAAAATTATCCATAAAACCAAATAATATGCCAGTAAAACCAAATGCAGGAGAAACTCAAGAACAATTTATCAGTAGATGTATTGGTGAAGAAATAGGAGCCGGATATGAACAAGCGCAGGCAGCTGCTATCTGTTACTCAACGTGGGATAGAAAAGAACTATCTACAAAAAAGTTTAGTGACCCTCAAAGGAGAGTAGCCGCTAAATTAAACTTTGAAAAGAAGTACGAAGGTATCAATTTACAAGAACCAGCTGAAGGATTAGAAGATGCGTGTTGGAGCGGATATGTCGCAGTAGGATTAAAGCCGGCTGGTGATGGTAGTGGTAGAATGGTGCCAGATTGTGTACCTATAAAAGACTAATATGGAATACGAACAATTTATAAGAGATGAATTCAATATCCTACAAAGTGGTGGTAAAGAAAAAACAAACCTATTTCTAAAAGAAGTAGAGGATTACATTAAGGAATTAGAACAACCTGATTTAATTGAAAATAGAATGAGTGATATTCTAAAGCAAGTCCGTACAGATAAGAGATTATCCTTTACACAATACAAAGAGATATTCCCTTTTGTGGTATCAGCCCGTAAATTGATGGCCGCTAGGCAGCCTGAAGATTACTTCATATTACTATAAAAACTAATTAAACCCCAACTTAGGGGTTTTTTTATGTCTAAAATATTTGGTAATATGAAAAATAATTCGTATCTTTGTATTAATTCATAGTTGATTAGCTTATTAGAAGGGGAGTAAGATACGATATATTTGTAACATTCTATCTACTTTCTGCCAGAAAATACTCCCCTTTCTAATTTTTTAAAAATATTTTAGTTAAAATTGCTTTTTAGAAAAACTACTCACTATTTATATACAACTACTAAATGAAAATAAAATGGCAAGACCCACAAAACACAACGCAGATTATTTCTCACACGATACTGCGATGAGAGATGACCCTAAGATTAAAGCTCTTAGAAGAAAGTATTCACATAAGGGATATTCTATATGGAATATGCTTTTAGAATTATTAACATCAAAAGAATACTTTGAATACGAATGGAATGAATTAAACATCGAATTACTAGCACCTGACTTTGATATTGATACTGATGAGTTAAATGAGATTGTTTCGTATTGTATTAAGATAGGATTACTTCAAATTACAAATGGCTATCTTCATTGTGAAAAATTAACATTCCGATTAGAAGATACATTATTAGCTCGTAGAAAGGATTATTGTAGTAATAACGCAAGAAGATATGGAGTTAATGTAAACAATAACTTAGTAAATGATAACATTAATACGCAAAGTAAAGTAAAGGAAAGTAAACTAAAAGAAAGCAAAGCAAAGGAGAGTAAAGCAGAGGAAAGTATAGAACAAAAAACTGAAGATAGCTCACCTGTCTATGCTTTAGATATAAATTATAAAAATGGATATACTCCAGAGCAATTAGATAAAGAGTTTGAAGAATTTAATAATATAGTAAATAAATAAGTTATGGGACAAGAAGAATTATATAGTAAATACCAATCACTATTCAGTAAACAAATAGAAGCTGAAGCACCTGTAAGTCAAAGTGTAGAAGTATTACAGCCAAAGAAAATGGTTGGACCTGTTACTGAAGAAGAATTTGATAAAATGTTTGAAGATATATTAAAAAGATAAAATGATACAATTACAAAAAGATAAAGAGAAGGTATTACTTTCTATTACCACACAGCTAGATAGAGAGGATGTACGTGAATTGGTAGAAGACCTTAACAAATGGCTAGAAGAAACTTTAGAGATACCTAAATTCAAAGGTATAGATGAGGAAGCAGTTAGAGAAGCTTGGGAGTATGCTCAGCAAAAGAGATTGCTTGAAGAAGGTATGAAAGAATACATTGCTACTATCAGCGGACATAAGCACATTCAAAAAGAATTACAAACAATAGAGCTGGACCCAATTAATAGAGAGGTAACTACATCTACAACTAAACTAAAAGAAAATGCCAAAACAAAAAAAAGATAAGAAATACAACTTGGATGAACTGCTTAAAAAATCACCTAATGAGATAACACATGATGAGATGATGTTTGTAATAGAGAATATGGATTTAGAATCTCTATTCAATGCAGCAATAGAAAAGCAGAACAAAACAATTATTAACGTAAACGATGTACAAAAGAACTAAGGTAAACAAAAACACAATCAATTGTTATATATATAACCACAGCGGCTTACAATTTACTGCCATTTATTTACGCGCTGTGTGTTTACCTTATATTATGCCAGCCCTTTTTCATTTAGGGGCTGGCTTTTTTATGCCAAAATATTAAAACTATGTATTACATTTATCACATACCCGGAGTTAAGATAGGTTGCACTAAAAATCTTAAACATAGAATTAGAGTTCAAGGCTTTACCAAATATGAAATTTTGGAAGAACATACAGATATTAATGTAGCATCTGATAGAGAAAGACAACTACAAAGAAAATATGGTTATGTAGTTGATAGTGGTACTAATGTATATAGTAGCACATTTTCTAATATGGGTAAAAAAGGTGGAGCGAAAAATAGTAAAAAACAAAAGAAGTGGAGAAATGAATTTACTATACAAGTTACTGAAAAAGCAATAGAAAATACCAAATCAGGTAAATGGGCTGAATTACAAAAGAAAGCATGGGCAAATGCTGGTAAAAAAGCAGTAGAAGATGGTAGAGCAGAAAAATTTAGATTAGCTGGAACACAAGCATCTAAAAAACCAATTTTACTTTTTGATAAAAATAATAACTTTATTAAAGAATATGAGTCAGCAACAATAGCATCTAAAGAATTACAAATGCCATTATCAACTATTTCAGCTGCAGCAAATGGTAGAACTCCATCAAGAAAATATAATTTTAAATACAAATGAACAAACAAACTAAAACAGAAGTAGCAATGAGACCTATTGATGGAATTGAGGATTACCACATTTGTGATGATGGTAGAGTATTCTCAACTAAGGTATCACCACGCTATAATAAAACAGGTGATTTAAGATTGGTTAAACCAAGAAATCATCCCAGTAAATACCTATACATAGGATTGTACGTTGGGGAAGGTAAACAAAAAAGAAGATTATGGAGGAGAGTACATCGTGTTGTGTACGAAGCATTCGTTGGCAAAATCCCAAAAGGTTTAGAGATTGACCACATTGATGGTAACAAACATAACAATGATATAACTAACTTAAGAGCGGTAAATCGTTCAGTCAATATGTTAGCAATGCATGAAAGAAAAAGAAATAAACTTAAGTAAAATGAAATGGATTAAAATAGGAGATTACATTGAAGCCTTAATTCACGTCCTTACTTTAGGATTTGGACAAAGGGTATCAGAATGGATAGCAATTGATTTATTAGGATTCAAATCATGCGGATGTTGCAAAAGAAAAGAATGGCTAAACCAATTAACCGATAAGGATTATGATGGTGAATGCAACGGAATAAAATTATAATATATGTCAGAAGAAATTAAACCAAATGTTGCAGAGAGCAAATACGCTCCAATGAACTTAGAGCAGTTCCAACAACTAAAAGCTCAATTAGAAACCGTTAAGAACTATTTACCCGAAAACCTTATGGGACAATTTTGGACATGGTGTAATACTATAAGAGGTGAAAGAATCAATCAGCCGTGTTCGTGTAAAAGTTCAGCAAGACATTGGAGTGATTGTGTAGATACTCTAAGAACATTTGTTAAAGAAAGAAGTGAATAAAATCGAATCTGAAAATAATAAGAGATTAGAAATCCTATATAGGAAATCACACAATTGGTTAATAGCTGTTGCGTATAATCTATCTAAAGATACTGAAACCGCTGATGAATTAGTTGGTGAATTATATCTTTACCTTGCGGAGAAATGTAATCCTGCTATTTGGTATTTAGATTCATTTAATCTTATGTATCTGCACGCTTTTTTAAGCAGTAGATTCTATAATAAGATAAAGGCCAGTAAAAGAATGCAACCTATATCTGATACATACGATGAAGTAGAAACGGAATACGATGTAGATGGGGATGCCAAAGTAGAAGCCGTATATAACGAAATGGTGGATGAGCTTAAACGTTTAGAAAGAACCCGTTTATGGGCACCATCAAAGATATATCAGATGTACGCATTTGATAAAGAGATGACATTTGAGAAGTTAGCATCAGAGTTAAAGCTATCCAAATCTACAGTCTACCTTAATTGTAAGAAGATTAAGAAACACCTAAAAGATAACCTAAACAATCCATTCTAACACCCCTTAAATACAAAGGTGAATGTAGTTGTTATATATCTATATATATTGTTAAATACAACGGATTACAATGGCATTTGAAAAGAACGATAAACGAATTAATAGACTGGGCAGACCCGTAGGTGCACTGAATAGAAGTACCGAGCAAATGAAATTAAACCTTGCTAGGGCTACGAACAATACACTCAATCACCTTTCAGAAGATTTAGAAAAGATTAGAAAGAAAGACCCAGAGAAAGCAATTGAACTTGCTTTAAAGCTTATGGAGTACACACTACCTAAGTTAAGTAGAACGGAAGTGAAAGCTGAAATAGAACAAAAGATACAGCAGATTTCAGTAAACATTACACAAAAGATTATCGATGAATCTGGAAGTTAATACTACAATAACATATCAGCATCAGAATGATTCACCTAGCAGAATAACAATTCACTATGGTGGTACTCGTTCAGGCAAAACGTATGCTATCCTACAATGGATTATTGTGAAGTGCTTGGAAGGTAAAGAAGATGTGACAATTGTAAGAAAGACAATCCCTAGCTTAAAGAGAACCCTACTAAAAGATTTCAAAGAGATAATGAGCTCAATGGGAATATGGAATGAAAATGATTTCAATATATCAGATAGAATATATAAGTTCTATACGGATAGCGAAATTAAGTTTGTATCAACTGATGACCCAGATAAACTAAGAGGATTGAAATCTTCTATACTATGGTTAGATGAAGCAAACGAGATAGATGAGGAATCATTCTTTCAATTGCAGATACGTTGTACAGGCCCGATTATACTATCGCTTAATCCTACCATATCTCCTCACCATTGGATTAGAAGTTTGGAGAATAGTAAAGCATACTTCACCACATTTAAGAACAACCCATACCTAAATAAAGAGCTTGTAGATGCTATTAAAGCATTAGAAAGAACTAATCCAAAAGCATGGAGAACTTATGGATTGGGTGAGTTCGTACAAAATGATAAGGCTGTATTCCAATTCAATGTAATAGATTGGATGCCGGCAGATGCAGAGTTTGTTTGTATAGGAATAGATTTTGGTTTTAGTAATGACCCAACAGCTATCGTATCACTATTCAGAAAGGATAGAGAAATATATTTGGTAGAGAATTGCTATGAAAGAGGATTGGTGACAAATGATATTGGTAATAAGTTAAGAGAAGTAGTAGGTGATAATCGTTGGGAGATATGGGCTGATTCAGCAGAACCTCGATTGATAGAAGAACTATATCGTATGGGATTCAATATAAGACCCGTAGTAAAAGGAAAGGATAGCATTAACTTTGGTATTCAGGTCCTACAAAACTATTCTATAAACATTCCTAAAGCCTGTCAGAACTTAGTAAATGAGTTCTATGGATACGAATGGGAAACTGATAGATTTGGAAGACAGCAAGATAGGCCTGTTGATTTTAATAATCACCTTATCGATGCAGCTCGCTATGGGGCTATGATGAGATTATCGCAAGTAGCTACTGCTAAAGGAAAGTATGTCATTAGCGTTAGGTAATATGGAGAAAAAATCGTATCTTTGTACTATGGAAAAATGGAAAGACATAAAAGGTTATGAAGGATTATACCAAGTAAGCAACTATGGTAGAGTAAAAAGAGTTAATGGAAGCATTAAATGTAATGGTGTGCATGGCATTTATAATAAGATAGTAAGTGAAAGACTATTAGTTCCAGTTAAAACATCTAATAAATGGTATCTAAGCGTTAATTTATCAAAAGATAATAATAAAAAGATACATGATATTCATAGATTAGTAGCTGAAGCTTTTATAAGAAACCCAAACAAATACCCAGTTGTTATGCATATTGATAATAATGGATATAACAATTGTGTAGATAACTTAATGTGGGGAACATACAAAATGAATAACATACAACCTGTAATAGAAAAAAGAGCTGCTAATCAATATGGAAAATACAAATAATATGGAAGATAAACAATACCTTAAAATAGGTGAAGCCTTTATAGGTGAAGAACAAGTACTTGAAATGGCAACATACATCAATCATTTGGAAACGGAGAACGCAAAGATAATGGAAGAACTAAAAGCATCTAAGGCTTATCTATCTGCTACTATCCAACAAAGAAACTCTGCACAAATCAAACTAAAATCGGTATTGGAGAATAGGATTAACACAATTGATATTACGAATGTGCCTGTACAAAATGCAGAATTTACAATGGTAGGTGAGTTAGTTAATCCAGAACAATGGGCAGTGCCTGAAGGTAAGGTAAGTAAAATAACAAAATCAGATAAAGCATGATAAAAATAAACAAAGAGAATTGGAGTGTATATTATAGATACAAATTTACCAATGAATGGCTATTAGTAGAACTAGATAGTGAGCTATTCCAAACCGATGATAGAGGATGTGAATTATTAGATTGGATTTCGGATACGCATGAGTGTGTATATTCTGAAGGTGATGGTATTCACACAAACTATGTTAAACTATATAAAAGCATAATATGAAACAAGAGATAACATTAAAAGTACCAACAAGTTGGGAAGCAGTAACCTTAAAGGATTACTTAGCACTTCGTAGAGATATGGAAGCTTATGCAGATGAACCTGAAGCAGTAACAGCATGTTTGTTTCATCATCTGTGCCACTTTCCTGTTGCTTACTTGAATCAAATGGATATAGATACCTATGTAAACATTAAGAAGGATTTAGAGGGGTTTTTCAATAAGGCTGACCATCCACTAAAAAGATTCATTACAATCGATGGTGTGGAATATGGATTCGAGCCTAACCTATCTAATATGGCTTATGGTGCTTATGTGGATATATCAAAGTACGAAACCATTGGTGTAGATGAGAAGTGGGCTGAAATAATGAGCATACTATATAGACCTGTAACAAAGAAGACAGGAGCGCTATATGATACTAAGGTATATAATGGTGAACTATATCCAGAGAAATTTATGGATGTAGGAATGGATGTACACTTTGGAGCACTTTTTTTTTTCAAGAATTTACTCGTGGACTTGCAGAAAGATACCCTGAGCTCTTTGACGGCATTGACGGGACTTCATCCGAACATCAAATCCGTTTTGGAAAAAAGTGGCGTTCTTACTCAAGCGTTATCCAATTGGCACAAAACGATATCCTAAAAATGGATGCAGTAGTAGAAGAACCTTTAGAGAAATGTTTACTATGGTTAGCATACCAAGCTGATAAAGCACAATTAGAGGATTTAATACATAAGCAAATGTTAAAGAAGATACAGGCATCCTAATCCATTATTTTTTAGGTTTGAATTGTTAAAACTAAAAGAATCCTATGAAACTTAAAACTTATCCTATTCCTAAAGCTAAGAATGAACCAACGGTATCGTTTAGTTCACCACGCAAAGGAAGCCGCTTAGGTTGTTTATGTAGAAATAAAAACACATATTCAACTAAATGTTGCGATAAGACAATGGGAGCTCAGGGTATCGGATTAATATCTAAACAACCATAATATGGGAACACCGGCTTACAATCAAAATCAAAGAAAGAATTCAGGTGTGTACTTCGGACCTACTAGGGGAAAGGCTGTACCACATAATAAGAGGAGAGGTTGTTTATGTAAAGATTCAGACATCTATTCTACGGATTGTTGTAAAGGTGCTTTGTTAAATCAATCGATTGGACAAACACAATCAGCAGTAGTACAAAGAGGAGCTTTCAGTAGTGGTTTCAGTAATGGGTTTGATATAGGTAATATATAAACATATACAAATATATAAGAGATGTCTCAATTAAATAAAACACAGTTAGCAGCTGAAAACCAAAGTAGTTTCCCAAATAATAATGTAGGGGCTATTACACCAACGATATTAAGAGAATTCAATACTGATATGATTGACTCGTTAGTTGACGAGAGTTCATACAATATTGATTCTGCATCATTCTCTGGAAGTATAGCAATGTTAGATGCCCAAGTGGATGCATTGGTATTGTCTGGTAGTGGTGTTGTAATACAGGAAGAAGGTGCAACGTTAGGAGCTGCAACAACCATAAACTTTGTAGGAGCAACTGTAACTGCATCATTAGTAGGTTCAGTAGCAACAATCAACGTAAACGCATCAGCAGTAGATTTGAGCGCACTAAATCAATTCTCTCAATCTATTAACACTTACACTGGTTCAATGAATCAGTTTACACAATCTATTAACCAATACACATCATCAAACAATCAGTTTAGTGCTAGTGTGGCTAATGAGATTAATTCATTACAAGATGTAACTGCATCTTTTACAACTACTGCATCATTTAATTCATATACTGCATCAAACGATGCTAAAGTAAATGCTTTAATTAATGTAACAGGTTCTTACGCAACTACGGCATCTCTTGCAGCTGTATCACAATCATTGGTTAATACAATCAATGCAGTTAGTACATCAATTGATAATCATATAGATGAAGTATCAGGTTCGGTTAAAGCACAAATAGATACTCTAATAGCTGAGGTGGATTCACTTCAAGCGGTGAGTGGCTCTTATACATTGACATCTTCATTTAATAGCTATACAGCTTCTAACGATGCAAAGGTACAAGCTCTTATAAATGTAACTGGTTCTTACGCTAGTACATCTTCATTAAACACATTATCTTCATCTCTATCAACTCGTTTGACAACTGATGAAGGAAACATATCTTCAAACACTGGAAGAATTCAGAGTTTGGAAAGTGTAACAGGTTCTTATGCAACAACTGGAAGTAATACATTCTTTGGTAATCAAACAATTAATGGTAGTATCAATGTAACAGGCGATATTACTGCTTCTAAATTATTAGTACAAATAGAAACAGCAAGTGTAATATATTCATCAGGCTCAAACCAATTCGGTGATGCAGCTAACGATACACAAACACTATTTGGTTCAGTAGAAGTAACTGGTTCTTTATCAGTTCAATCAGGTTCTAATTTAGTAGGTGGATTAACTGCTAGTGGATTAAAGTATCCATCAGCTGACAATGGTGCAAAATCATTTATACAAAGTGATGGGGCTGGAAACCTATCCCTTCAATACGTTGAATCAGTATATGAAACCATTCGTAATATGAGTGGTGTTACTATTGTAAAAGGTACTCCTGTTTATATTTCAGGCTCAACTGGTGATAACGGAAATGCTTATATAGCAGATGCTGGAGATTCAACAAAGATGCCGGCAATCTATATAACAGGTGAAGAATTAACTGCAGGTCAAACTGGATTAGCATTAGCTGTTGGATTGATAGAAGGTGTTAATACAACAGGTTTCCCTGCTGGTACTGAAATATTTGTGAAGCAAGGTGGTGGATATACAAGCACAAGACCAACCGGTTCATCTGCAGTTATTCAGAAATTAGGTATAGTAACAAAAGAAGGTGTTGGTGGACAAGGTGTAATCTTAAATCAATTAGAAGCAATATTACCTAACATAGAAGAAGGTTATGTGTGGGTAGGTAATTCAAATGCTTATCCAATAGCAATACCATCATCATCATTAGTATTCAGCGGTACATCAGGTACTTCTGGAGTTAATGGCACATCGGGTATAAACGGCACATCAGGAATCAATGGTACAAGCGGTATTAACGGCACTTCTGGTATAGATGGTACGAATGGTACAAACGGAGTAGATGGTACTTCAGGCGTATCAGGAACATCAGGTGTGAGTGGCACAAGCGGAGTAGATGGAACATCTGGAATAAATGGTACTTCAGGTGTAAGTGGCACATCAGGAATCAATGGTACTTCTGGAATAGATGGGACTAGTGGTGTTAGCGGCACTTCGGGTGTGAATGGTACAAGCGGAGTTGATGGAACGTCTGGTGTTAGTGGCACTTCTGGGGTAAATGGTACTTCAGGCGTAAGTGGCACTAGTGGTATAGATGGTACAAGCGGAATCAATGGTACAAGCGGCGTAAATGGGGCTAATGGTACATCTGGAATAGATGGGACATCAGGCGTTAGTGGCACATCTGGAGTAGATGGGACAAGTGGAATAAACGGAACATCCGGTGTTAATGGTGCTAATGGCACAAGCGGTGTAGATGGTACTTCTGGTGTATCAGGAACCTCAGGAATCAACGGAACTTCTGGAGTTAATGGAACATCAGGCGTAAACGGAACGAGCGGTGTAAACGGAACTTCTGGAGTAGATGGCACAAGTGGAATTAACGGAACATCTGGAGTAGATGGCACAAGTGGAATTAACGGAACATCTGGAGTTAGTGGAACTTCTGGATTAACAACAATATTAACGGTAGCAGATGAAGGTACAGCGCAAGGAGCAGCAACATTCTTAAACTTTAGTGGAAGTGGTGTTACTGCAACTGTATCAAACTCAACTGCATCAATTATAATAAGTGGAGTAGGTAGTGGATTTCCTTTCACAGGCTCTGCACAAATAACAGGCTCATTAGGAGTAACTGGTTCAATAAATCAATCAATAGGTGGATTTAGTGGCTCAGTTATATCAAACATATACGATACATACACAACTGTACCGCCTGTAACGAATGTAATTACTTTACCATCTTCTTCTTACGGAGCATTACTTGCAGCTGGAACAACTGACCCGAATACGATGTATATCATATCAGGCTCTAATTTAACAGCAGGTTCTTCAGGAACTTCTGGAGTTAGTGGAACATCTGGAGTAAGCGGTACAAGTGGTGTTAATGGAACATCAGGAGTTAATGGAACTTCTGGGGTGGATGGTACATCTGGTGTAAGTGGAACAAGTGGTGTTAGTGGAACATCTGGAATAAATGGCACATCTGGAATAAATGGCACATCAGGTGTAAACGGAACTTCTGGTATCACACCATCATTAGGATTTGCTTCTGGTTCTACAAACGTAGGTACTGCAACTTATCTATTATTTAGTGGAAGTTCCGTACAAGCTCTTACAATCACAAACAATACAGCTTCTATAACATTAGCAGGTGGAACTGGAACAGGCGCAGGATTTCCTTTCTCTGGCTCTGCATTAATAACAGGCTCATTGGGTGTGACTGGAAGTATTTCGGTAACTGGTAGTTATCTAATTACATCACAATCATTTACAGGTTCTTTAATAGATAACGTTTCACCTTCGTTTGGTGGAGTGCCTGTTGTTAAGCACGTAGTATCAATCACATCAGCATCTTACGCAGCATTAGCAACTAAAGACCCTAACACATTATATGTTGTATCAGGCTCTGCAATCACTGGAAGTGGTGGAGGTGGTGGAACTGGAGTGGGTTTCCCATTCACTGGTTCGGCTATCATATCAGGTTCATTAATTATAACTGGTTCAGCATTAGGTAATGTGGTATCAGCAAGTATAGCATCAAATACAGCATCAATTGATTTTAACGCTGGTAACTATTACACTTGTTTAGTAACACAATCTACATTCTATAATATAACTGGGTTAAATCCTGGTGAGACTTGTACAATGTTAATTACAACTGGCCAAGGTGGAAACAACGCAGCAATGCCAACCGCTTCATTCTCAACTAACGTTAAGCAAGTGAGTGGAAGCCGTTATATACCAACATCAGGTAGTGGTAAACAAGATATATTAACCTTTGTATCGTTTGATTCTTCAAATGTTTACTTAGCTAAAATACAAAACTTCGTATAATATGTTTACAGCAGTAGCAAATAATAATCAAGCACTAATCTATGATAGTTTATATATGGATTTAAATGCGGCCGATTATATTGGTAAATTAAGTTCACCTCTTAATATAGGCACAAATTTACAAGATGTTTATACGGGGTTTAATAATAATGTAGATATTAAATCTGGCTCAATCGCTCTATCAGCTGATTTGGGTTATTTTGATTTTGTAGCTGCAAATACTACCGGTTCTATAATGTTACCTACACAAACTGTAACAGGTAGAACATTTTTAATTGGTAGTAGTTGGACTATTCAATGGTGGGGATATTGGGATGTAATAAGTGGTAGAGATGTTTGTTTATTCTCTCAAGGTAACCCAGCAAACAATAATGGATTACACATACAAGCTCGTAACTCTAAATTACAATTTGCAATGTTTAATAGTGATTTAACATCAACTGCTAACTTAGTAACTGGAAGATGGGACAATTATGCTTGTGTATTTAGTAACGCATCTCAATTAGGATACCGAAAAGTAATATACATAAATGGTGTACAGGATTCAACAGCAACATACGCAGCAGCTTATGGTGGTGGTGATGTTGGTGACCCATTTGTAATTGGTACTAATATATGGGGTGGTACAATTGGACAAGGTAATAGTGCATACGATGGTAGAGTTGGTGAAGTACAAATTTATGGTAGAGCATTAAACGCTAGTGAAGTATTTAATAACTTTCAAGCAACAAAAAGTAGATATAACAAAATATAATATATGCCTGAAGTATCACAACAAATCTTTTTAGGAACAGACCAAGTATTTGCATTCTATGATAATAAATGGACTGGAATTAATTCGTATGAACTTAGTACAGCACCAACAACATTAGATATATTTTATCTAATAGTTGCAGGGGGAGCCGGAGGTGGTGGTGACTTTGGTGGAGGTGGAGGAGCTGGTGGATTCATATCAGGCTCACAAACACTATCAACTGGAACATATAACTTAATTGTTGGTAATGGTGGAGCAGGAGGTATAGGTGGGGCTACTAGAAGTACAACTGGTAAAGGTAAAAATGGTACTGATTCAGTTTGGAATTCAATAAGTGCATCAGGTGGCGGTGGTGGGGGTTGTACAAACTTTTTCACTGCTGGAGATGGTACTGGACAAAACGGAGGTTCTGGAGGTGGTGGTGGAGCATCAAATGGTATTGCTGGAACAGGTAATATACCTTCTCGTTCACCATCTCAAGGTTCAAATGGTGGAACTGGTGCCGGCTCAGGAGCTGGTGGTGGTGGTGCAATTACTGCTGGTGGAGCTGGCGGAGTTGATATAAATACTAAAGCTGGTAATGGTGGTTCGGGTTCTCTTTGGATAAATGGTTTAAGATACGCAGGTGGCGGTGGTGGAGGTAGTTACCTTTCCGGAACTTCTATTGGAATTGGTGGACCAGGTGGTGGAGGTTCTGGTGGTGGTAATAACAATGCTATTTCTCCTACAACCGGTTCTAATGATTTCGGTGGTGGGGGTGGAGCAGGTTCTGGATGGGATGGTGGTGCAACCAATGGAGCAAGAGGTGGTAGTGGTGTAGTTATAGTAGCTTATGCTGGTAGTGGCTCACAAGCAACTGGAGGTACACTTTCATACGATGGAACATACACATATCATACATTTACATCAGCATCTTTAGTAGGTACTAATGGTTCAGGTTCATTTATATTTTAATTAAATAATATGCAAACAGTCTATATAGGAAATACTTTAGTAAACGATGTGATGTTAGGCTCACAAAGAATGGATGATGTCTTTACAATCAAACCTTCATTAGATATTCAATATTTAGTTGTTGCTGGTGGTGGGTCTGGTGGTGTTGGTAATAATGATACTGCAGGCGGTGGTGGAGCTGGTGGATTATTATCTGGCTCATTTAGTTTACCACCAAGTTTTCCTTTATCATTAATAGTAGGTAGAGGTGGTAGAGTTCAAAATGAAAATGGTAAAAATAGTTCTATATCATCATCATTAGCATTCTATAATGCAATAGGTGGGGGAGCTGGAGGCAATGATGTTACATCAGGTGCTAATGGCGGTTCTGGTGGTGGCTCATCTAATAATATAAGCGCTGGTACAGGTTCTTTAGGACAAGGATTTAATGGTGCAAGTAGTAATTCGAGTCTTTCTTCAGCAGGAGGTGGTGGAGGTGCATTAAATTCAGGTTCAAGAGGTGTTGGTACAGTAGGTGGTAATGGTGGTTCAGGCTCACTTTGGATAAATGGAACTCGCTACGCTGGTGGTGGAGGTGGTAGAGGTGCAACTGCATTTGGATTAGGTGGACCAGGCGGAGGAGGAACTGCTGGTAGTAATGCAACTGATAATACCGGTGGCGGTGGCGGTGGTGATGTGAATGTTAAATCAGGTGGAACTGGTATCGTAATATTAGCTTACTTAGGTTCTGGTTCTAAAGCTAATGGTGGTACTATTAGTTATGATGGTACATACACATATCACACATTTACATCAGCATCATTAGCAGCAACGAATGGTACAGGCTCATTTGTATATAACTAATCAATAAAATTTACTTTACAATTGTTAAATAATAAAATAAACAAATAATATGAAATTAGAAACTCAAAATTCGTATATTACTAACCCACAATTCGT